TACCTACTCGATCCCGATCCCGGTCTGGCTGGCGCGGCTCTTAAAGCCGGGCGAGCCGCCGGTGCCGGGGCGGCAGCCGAGGATCGTGATAAACCTGACGCAGGAGCCGCGCTGAGGTGACTGCCATTCAATTTAATGGCACCAAAAGTGCCACCAAGGCTCGTCTCGGGAGCGAAAAGCTCAAAGGATTGAGAGGCTTGTGGTGATTACCCGGCATCTTCCCAAAGCAGACGCGCTACCTGACTGCGCCACGCCCCGAGCCCTTGCGGGTCAACGGGTTATAGGCATTTCGGCCGGACGGTCGCAAGAACAAAAACGGGGCGATTCGGGCTTTTCTGCCACCAAACGCCACCAAAAATGCCACCAGATTCCGGCTCTGTTCCTCGGGGCGGCGGCATGACCATCGCGATTCCCACCGTCATCGTCGGAATCGGCTTCCGCGGGGCCGCCGCCCGCACCGCCGTCTCCCTGATGCGCCCCGGCGACGAGGTGGAGCTCCTGCGCGAGCCCAACAACCCGCACGACCCGCTCGCCGTCGCCTGCCATTACCGCGGCATCCCGGTCGGCTACATTCCGCGGCAGGCGAACCAGCCGATCGCGACGGCGCTCGACGAGGGCCGCGACGTGACGTGCGTCGTGCGCGAGCCGCCCGAGGTGCGCGGCCCGGTGATCCGCAAGGAACCGAAACTTACCGTCTCGTGGGAGGGCGGCCGATGATGACGTCGCGCCTCGAGGCGTTCCTCGTCGGCCTGCTGCTCGCCGGCCTCGCGTGGGCGCTGGCGATATGATGTGCCAGGACTGCCAAGGACGCGGCTACCCGGCATTCGCGCCGGCCGGGCAAGCCATGCCATGTCAGATGTGCGGCGGCAGCGGGATCGCGTCGTGCTGCGAGGGCCCGGTTGGCACTGCCGCCGATGTGCCGGGCGAGACACGCTACCTGACGGGGAGCGAGCAACGGGTGATGCGCCGGGCGCTGGATCGGTCCACGCGGCTGGTCGAAAATATCGACACGGTGGTTCTGCACCTCCCCAGCGAGAAGCGCCTTCTGGTGCGCCAGGAGCTTTATCACGCGGTGCACACGCTGGAGGCGCAGGCAAGGGTAGCCAAGGCGGGCAGCACCCGTCAGCGGGCCCTCACGCGGCGCGCTGCCGATTTGCGCTCAGTTGCGGACCAGCTCGCATGAAGGCCGCGCCGCTAAGCAAAACCGAGCGGCGGAGGCGCAAGACAGAATGGGCGCGCCGATCGCGAGCCAACATCCGCAAGGCGGAGGGGCGGCGGCCTGCCAGCGAATTTCCGCCGGAATTTATCCGGATGCCTTGGCCGCTGGCGCCGCTGCGCGGGCGGGTCTTTGATCCCGACGAAGTCATTCACGGCGGGGACATCTGGCGCGGTGTCTGGCTTACCTACACGCTAGAGCCGGCCGGCTTTATCTCGATGGCAATCGAGCGATGAAGGCGCGGCACTTCCTGCTGCGCGTCACGCGCTACGGCCCGCTGGTGCCGGCCCGGTTGTGGTGGTGCGACCACGACCCAGCCGACCCCGGCAACACGCTCGATCGCGGCCGGCTGTCGCTGTACCCGCGCGCCGACATCGCCGGCGTCGAAACCGATCCGGACATTTTGCTCGATCGCCTGGGTTTCCGGCGGCGCGGCGACAGCGGCTCGTTGCCATCCGAGGTGCTGCCGGCGCTGGCCGATCCGAAGCGGCTCACGCCGCGCCCCTTGGGGCACTGGGCCTACACCAAGCCGATCGGCCCGGAGGAGTACCGCTGGCGCTTCGATGCGCTGCGCCGCACCGAGGAGCGCAACCCGAACGACCCGGTGCTGCGGACCCGCCAGCGGCTCACCGGCGAGGACGTCGAGGTGCCGGATTTCAGCCGGGAGGAGGCGCTGCTGTGACCAACCAACTCGTCGCCGAAGCCCAGGCGCTGCCCGACCTCGATGAATACGCCGGCATGAGCGCCGTGGACATCGCGCATGCGGTGATAAACTGGCCCGAGGGATCGGAGGATCAGATCCGCGCGATCTCCGCACTGCGGGCGCTGGTGCCCGACCGGCACCACAATCGCCCGCCGTTGGCCGAGGCGATCGACGATGAGCTGTCCGGCCGCCGCACTCGCGCCGACCAGCTCCTCGCGGTGGCGGCGCGGAGCGTCATCGTGGACGAGGCGTCGGCGGGTAAGGTCATCGACCTGACCCGCCAGCTAAAAGAGCTGCACGACGAGGTCGACAAGGCTCGCCTTGCACGCACCGAGCCGTACCGCGAGGCCGTGAAGCTCATCAACCACAGCTATGACGCGCTGAAGCTGAAGCTCTCGCTGGCGATCGGCGGCACCAGCGGCCGCGACGGGCTAAGCCGGATGCTGACGGCATGGGATGACAAGCAGCGCGCCGCGGTCGAGTCCGAGCGCCGCCGGCTGGCCGAGGAGGCCCGCAAGCGCGAGGAGGAAGCCGCCGCTGCCCGCGCTGCTGCCGAAGCCAAGGCCAGCGCCGGCAAGATCGATCCCGCCGCCGAACTCGAGGCGCTGAAGGCGCAGGACGAAGCCGAGCGGCTGGCGCGCCGCGCCGAAGCGATCCGCCATGAGCCGACCCGCTCGCAGCTCGGCCAGACGACCCGGCGCAAGCAGATCCGATTTGAGATACAGGATTTCGCGGCAAGGCTGCGCGACATCCTGCGCTCGCCGCGGAAAACGCAGGTTGAGCAGCTCGTCCACAAGCTCACCGAGCATGAGCTGCGCGACCTCGGGGTTGCTGCCATCGAGAACGGCGTGCAGATGATCGGCGTGCGCGCCTGGGTCGAGGATGGAGGTGTCAGTGTCAGACGCTAAGGAACTCGCAACCAAGCCGCGGCAGAACCTGGCCGAACGGTTCCACCAGGATCTCGACGCCTACACGCCGAACCTGAAGGACGCACTGCCGGCCGACATCCCGGTCGAGCGCTTCAAGCGGGTGCTGGTCACCGCCGTCTCGACTAACCCGGAATTGCTCTACGCCGACCGGCGCAGCCTGTTCAATGCGGCGATGCGGTGCGCGGTGGACGGCTTGCTGCCCGACGGCCGGCAGGCGGCGCTGGTGGTATTCCGTACCGACGTCAAACAGCGCGACCCGCAGACCGGCATCGACCACATCCGCAAGATCGACGCAGCGACCTACATGCCGATGCTCGCGGGTCTGCGCGAGCGGATGCGCAAATCTGGCGAGGTCGCGAGCGCGATCGCCGAGGCGGTGTTCGAGAAGGACCATTTCCGCTATCGACTCGGCGATGACGCGATGATCGAGCACGAGCCGCCGCCGCTGGGCGTCTCCCGCGGCCAGGTGATCGGCGCCTATGCGATCATCCGGCTGAAGAACGGCGAAGTGATTCGGGACGTGCTCGACCGCAGCATGATCGAGGCCGCCCGCAATGTATCGCGCGCGAAGAACTCGCCGATGTGGACGAATTTCTATTGGGAGGCCGCCAAGAAAACCGCATTGAGAAGGGCGGCGAAGCAGGCTCCATTTAGCTCCGAATTGCGCACGGTGCTGGACCGCGACGACGAGGAACCGGCGATCGGCCAAGGGCCGGGGCTGCTGCCGCGCCAACCGGAACCGCAACCCGAGCAATATCAGATCAGCCGCAGCGTCGAGCCGACCGGGCCCGAGTTTGCCGTAGTCGATCTCGATGGTGTCGAGAACATCTACGGCAGTGCCGGCGCCGCCGGCGAGGCGCTGCGGTTGTGTCTCGACGAAGCGGCCCGGCTCGGCCCCGAGCGGCTGGAAGGCTGGTGGGAGAGCAATCAAAGTGCGCTGCAATTCTTGAACGCCGCCGGGTACGGCGATGTCGCGCTCGGCCTGGTCGCCGCCTACGACGCGGCGAAGCAACCCGCTTCTGCACAGCGCCGTGGGCGCCCACCGCGGGCAAACGAGGGGCCGGCTCCAGAGCCGCCAAGCGAGGAACAGGCACCCCACGCGCCACCAGCGGGCGCCGACGACGATGACCCTTTCGGCCTGGCCGAGGTCGACCACCACAGGCCGGCAGAGCCGCCGCCGCCGGTAGAGCCGCAGCGCAGCGGGCTCGAGATCGCGGCGCCGTTAAAGGCCGGCAAGCGGGACTGGCGCACTTGGGCGCTGGCGATGCTCGGTCCGAAGATCCGGCGCTGCACCAGCAGCAATGACCTCGCGGACCTGCTCGGCGCCAACGAGCAAAACCTCGAAGAGGCGCGCGCCGCGCTGGCGGCGGCCGACCGCGGGGAGCTCGAGCGCATCATCACCGAGCAGTGGCAGCGGCTGCCGGATGATTCCCCGCAACGAGCTACAACATGACCGCTGGGACGATACTTACGCGCCTAGCGCTTTTGCTGCGCGCTTCCTGGTGGTCGTCCCAACGGAACGCCGCTCGCGCCGCGCAGGATGAACGCGATGACGAAGCGCGGCGACGAGCGATCATCGATGACGCCTGCGACAGAGCGTTTGGGGAGCGGCGGCGGTGATCTCAAAATCAATTTTATGGCCGGCATTATCAAGGCGGGGCCGAGCACGCCCCCAAAATTAAAGGCGGCGCCGAACGGGGTAGCATCCCCGCCCGACGCCTAACCGCAACCGAACCCTTGGAGTTCGATCATGGCTACCCGGATTTTATCAGCCGCTCTCGTCGCCTGTCTCGCCGGCTTCGCCGCCGCCCCGGCATTCGCCGACTCGACCTATGAGAGACAGTGCTCTCGCGACAAGTGGTCCGGCGTCTATAAATGCTGGTCGGAGTACGACAGCCCGTACTCGCACAGCAGCACCGATTGCTCGGGCGGGAATTGCTATACCGTTTCGAGATCGAAGCCCCAACCGAAGGCGCCCGAGCCCATCGTGCAAGATCCGCTTTCAACCCGAATCATGGACGGGCACGGTCCGCGATAGCTACCCACGCAATGCGGGGAGGAAAAGGTAGAGCCCGAGCATCAACACGCAAATGAACGCGAGTATGCTGTTGGCCCAACTGAATTGCGCGATCTGCGGCACCGGCAAACAGGTCAGAAACCAGATCGCCATAAAGACGACGAACAATATTTCTAAGATCATCCGGTGATCCTCCCCGGCTCGCAGATCAGCGTCATTCCGCTTCTTTCAACAGTCGCCGCACCACATCGCACGGCTCGATCACGGCGAGCATTCTTCCATCGGCCAGCCACAGCACGCATTGCGCTGCGGCTGGCGATATCGTGTTGGTGTGCGGCGGCGGCGCCTTTGCGTGCATGCTGGTGATATGCGACGGCATGACGGCGACAATTCCGCCGTCGGCCCGGTGGAGCAACACCCACGAGGCCGCGGCGATCAGCAGCGCATCGATCACGAGTTCGGGAACGCCGCGGTCGGCGGCGTGAAGGCTCCACCATAGCGCCCCACGCCCTTGGTGATCCTAACGTCGTCAATCTGCCCAATAAACCCAGTGCCTTGCAGTGCGTCGTTGCCGATATGCAGCGGCCTTGTGCTGTTAAAGATTGTCGCCGCCGCAGTGCCGGAACCCTTAACGACACCATCGGCATAAAGACGCACTACATTGCTGGCATCTCGGTCGACCGCAAGGTGCGTCCAGGTGTTGGTCGGCGGCAGGTAAGCGCCAGAAACATAAACCTCCGTCGATCCGTTTGTCGTATATACAAAATCTAAGTAACCGGGAGCGGCGGCACCGTTGAACCTCACGGCCCAAGCTTGATTGGTACTTGATGAATTACGAAATTGGGAAAAAATGTATTGTTGGCCTGATATGGTCCCCGTGGACCTGATCCAGGCCTCGACCGTAAACTGCCCGGCGCCAAAGTCCCAATCAGGGTCATCGACATATTGTATGGCGCCATTGCTCGCAGAGTTGCCCCATGAAGCAGTGCCAAATTTCTGCTGCGCTGTAGTCAAGCTGGAATTAAGCGTTGCATTCGGAACGTGAACGCGGCTCGAACTGTCCGTAATCGTCGTGGAACCATTCGTGCCGTCGCAATGCAATAGCAGGACGACGTTGGCGAAGGATGGATCGGTCGTCGTGGCGCCATACCAGAACGGGTTGATCAGCGCTGTCATGCAGTGCCGATCAGCGACACCTTGAGCCCCTTGGCCCCGGTGCCGGCTGCGGTGATGTCAATCGTGATCTCGGCGTCGTCGGCCAGCGATGTATCTGAGATCACCGCAGGCGTTGCTGCTGTCGTGCTGGTCTTTTCGGTCGCGTCGATAGAGAGCGCGGTTGACAGGATCGTGGTCCCGCTTTCCTTGATATCCACCGTGACCAACCCCGAGCTGCTCACCGTCGAGAGGCTGGAGCGCACCGCGGTCAGGGTCATCGCGAACGGCATGCGGAAGGTCAGCTTCGCGGTGCCGGTCGTCAGGTTCGTCAACTCGTCGGAGACGGCAACCTGTATCGCCTGCTTCTTCAGGTCGGCGATACTGGCGGCGCCATCCGCGATCAGCTTGCCCGTGGTGCCGCTGTACGTCGCGACGTTGCCGCTGACGGCGCTGCCCGGCCCGACGACATCGCCTGCCGTGCCGCTGGCCGCCGCCGTGATACGCCCTTTGGCATCGACCGTCAGACTGGTGTGCGTATAGTTGCCCGCCGTCACGGCGGTATTGGCTAAGACGGTGGCTTGTGGCCCGCTACCCGGCCCGGCGGTAACGTCGCCGGTAAGCTGGGTGATCCCGCCTGTGCCGTTTGAGGCCGCGGTAAGACGGCCCTTCGCGTCAACCGTAATCGACGCCAGCGTATAGCTGCCGGGTGTAACGGCGGTGCTCGCGAGCGTCGCGGCTTGGCTGCCGCTGCCCGGCCCCGCCGTCACGTCGCCGGTCAACTGGGTGATGCCGCTGCCGCCGCCGACCGGCGTCATCGGAATAGCCGGCGCCGGTATGCTCAGCGGATTGCCGAGCACTTCGCCCGGCTGGCAGATCGGCATGGTTGCCGTCAGCGCCTCGAACTCCAGCGGAGTCGTACCAACCGTGATCGTGCCGCCGGTAATCAGCACCCACGCGGTGTTGTCGAGCGTCGCGCCGCCGGTAATGGGGAACGCCGAGCCCTGAATGATCTCGGTGCTGGCTTGGTCGTAATCGCTCGCCCGCGTCAGCACAAAGTGCGCCGCGCCCGAGCCCGTCGCCGTGACGACATAGGCGCCGTTCTGAAGCAATGACGCCTGATCTTTGATAAGGATACGATCCGCCACCGCAACCGCGGTGCCGTCCACCGAGAGCGCCGCATTCGCGGTGCCGGTGAGCGTGGCGCCGACGCCGGCCGAGCCGTTGCTATAGGTGCACGCCGGTAGCGGGCCGGTCGTGGCAAAGTCGCACGCCTCGTTCCAGAGGCTCGGCGCGGTCGCCGCGCCGCCGCCGCCTTTGACGTTGCCCCATATCGGATCGGCACCGCTGCCGCGGGTCTGCAAGTAATAGCCCGACGTGCCCGGCCCGAGCGCCGCCCAGCCGCTCGCCCCGCGATAGATGATCTGCCCGCGGCCCGAGCCGAGCGCGGCGTCGAGCAATGCCGAGAGGCTGATTTCGGTTGGGACCGCGGCCGAGCCGCTGACATTGCCGAGCACCCGGCCGGAGGCGATCTGTGCGAGAGACAGCGTGCCCGTCGCGATGATGGGCCCGCCGCTGATGCCGCCAGTCGTCGCAATGCTGGTGACGGTTCCCGAGCCGGAAGGCGTATCCCACGATACGTCGGCGCCCGCGCCGCCGGATTTGAGGTAGGTGCCAGCGGTGCCCGGCGCGAGCACGCTCCACTGTGTCACGTCGCGCCGCAGCATCGAGCCGCGCCCGGTGCCGAGCACCGCATCGAGCAACGTTGTCAACGTCGTGCTGATCGGCGCCGCAATGCTGCCGCTGGTGTTGGCAAGCATCGAGCCGTTGGCGATCTGCGCGAGGCTGACCGTGCCGCTCGTCGTGATCGGCCCGCCCGATAAGCCGACGCCGGTATCGACGCTGGTGACGGTGCCGCCGACAATCGAGAGCGACACGTTGTGCCACTTCCCGTCGGTTGCCCGGTATTGCAGCAAGCTGTTATTCGACGGACTGATGATCGCTACATCGCTCAGCCCGGCGAGGCTGCCCGAGCCGCCGCCCGCGCTCGGCGGCACGGCCCACCCGCCAGCCGCCGACAGGAATTTGCCCGCCGTGTTGTCGCCCGCTGCCGGCGCCGGCACGATGCCCTTGGCGCCCGCTGCGGCGCCCGTGGAGCCACCGAATGCCGGCAGGATACCCACGACCGCGGTCGGCGTTTCATTGCGCCACAGGCTCGCCGGGCCGTCCCAGACGAGCATATCGGCATCGGCCTGCGTGCCGAGCGCGACATCGATCAGATCGGCGACGCCGCTGGTCGTGCCCGAGCCGCCGATCAGTTGGCGATAGACCGGCAAGCCGCTGACGGTATCGAGCGCGCCCCAATCGAAGGTCGCGGCCGAGGTGTGCGGGATCATCACCGCGCCGAGCCCGCCATCGGGCGCGATAAAGAAATCGAGCTCGTTATAAGCGATGCCGGGATTCCAAGCGCCGCGCCACGTCGGCATCGGCATGGTCATCGTAATCGGGCCGAGCGTCTCGCCGTTGCTCAATCCCATCGTGAAGGCCGAGCCTTCGATGTTGATGGCAATCGGGACGACCGGCTCGACCGGGTTGTCCTCGATAAAAGTGACGCGCTGGTCGATGTCGTAGAAATTGCCGTCAACCTGGGCGGGCGCGAGGTTGGTTCCTTGCCCGGAACCCCATGCGCCGTCAGTGCGGTAGATCACAGGCATCGGGCGCTATCCTGCCGGCGGCGTCGGTGGGTCAAAGTGCGGCGCGTCCGGTTCATGCAATGGCCCATCCTTGTCCGGGTCGAGCGCCACGCGCACCAGCCCCATGAACTCGTCGGGAATTTCCTCAACCGTCTTCGCGAGGCTGAAGGCGCCGGCATAGCCGCGGTTTTCGAGGAAGGTCTTCGGCTCGCCGGCCCGGTGGAAATAGAACGCCGGCCTATGCGGCTTGCCCGGCGGGTCGGCCATGCCAATGAGCGGCAGTTCGCCATTCTTGCCCAGCGGCTTCGGCTTGCCCGTCGCAACGTCGACAAACTTGTCCACTCCAGGACCCGGGCGCCCGGTGTCCAGCCAGAACTCGGCGATGGAGTAGGGCGGCGTCGCTGGCCAGGTGATGCTCGGCGGCTCGTCCCACCAGAAGAATACCGTGTCTTGATTAGCCCGCCGGTACTCCTGCCCCATCATGTCGGGCTGCTGGTGCCACGGCACGCTGAACCCGAACACACCGTCGCTCGCGGTGCCGACCGTGGTTCCCGGCAGTGCCGCCGAGGCAACCGTCGCCCCGTTGATTTTCAGCAAGAACGAGCCGGCTTGCGTGTTCCATTCGCAGTACACGTGCCACCATTTGTTGAGCACCGGAAACACAATGCCATCGCTCACCATCGAGCCTTCAAAGTTGAAATCGTAGACGACGCCATCGACGCTGTAGATGCCGGGGTCATTCACCATCGCCAGATCAAACCGCAGGCTCACCGGGCGCATGTCGAGCGGATCGCCCGGCGCGAAGTCCATGCTCATGTCGCCGCTGCCGTGCCCGGTCATGTCGCCCGGCGCGTGCCGCAGCCGATAGGCGGCGAGGTTGCCGTCGATTAGCGTCAACTCGCGATAGGACGACAGGGCGAGATTGTGCTTCAGCCACACGCTGAGCGTGCCGGTCGGGCTGTTCAGCGCCGCCGTCAACCCGCCGGCATGAACATACGTGTCGGCTTTCCACTTCACCGCGACGCCGTCCTTCCAGTGAACCTCGCGCACGCGCTCGGGCGGCGGCTCCCAATATGGTCGCTCGGGTAATCCTTCAGGCGGCGGAAGATCGGACACGGCATCTAGCGGGCTGGACTATGGGGGCGGCGCCACCTGCGGGGCGACGCCCTCGTAATTCACCTTTACATAGATCATCTTCCCCGACTCCTTCCCGTCATCCACAACCTTCCAACGGGGGTTATCGTTGAAATACTCGGCTATGCCTGGCGCCGGTTGAGTCGCAGTGTTCGGCCCGGGTTGCGAATTGTCTTCGCGCTTTTCAAAGACGCTCTCGGTGGCGCGATCCACCATGATATATTGCTCCGGGTCGTCCGGGTTTTCGATCCGCGCCTTTTCGGTCTTGCGTCCCCACTCCTTCCACTGCTCGCCGGTCACTTGGAAATTGACGGTCGGCAGCGGCTCGGGCGACGGCAGGTTGCCAACGGTGCCCCAGCAGATGCGGCCGGGCGGCGTGTCGCCTTCCTCTGTCGGCGGCAGCCGCGGGATGCGCTTCCCGCCGAAACTGTCGCGCGCGGTCGAGAGCGGCGGCAGCAACTGAAGCTGCCGCTTGTATTGCATCCATCCCGGCACGCCGCCCGAGCGGAGCATCGCCATCAGGCGGCGTGCCTTCCTGGCGCCGCCGCCTCAAGGTCGATCAGCCGCGGGATCGGCAGCAGCTCGACGGTGGGCGTGAACACCGTCTCGAAGTTCATCCCGGCAACAGCCCGAAGCTGCACGCACACCCGGCTCGGATATTGCCGCAGCGCATCGATGGGATCGCTGACGCTGGCGACAACCGTCGTTTGGTCATCGATGCCGCCCGAGAGCGTGAGCGAGTCGACCGCGGTATATTCGTCCATCGCAAGCAGGTTCGTGCCGTCGTTGGTAATCGCGAAGTCATCGAGTGTCTCGTAAACAAGGTCGCCGGTCGGTAGCATTATCTCGGCACCCGTCGCCTGCTGGTAGCCGGCTGCGACGTAACCGGCGTCGACATAGGTGATCTCGCCTGCCGCGGCCGATACCGTGCCACCGTGCCCTATGGCGCAGCCAATGGTGAGGCTGACGCCGAAGTCGCCTTCGCCCGACGCCTCGAAAGAATATGACGTGATCTTGCCGAAGCACTCGCCGCCCGGGAGCCGGTAGTCCACGACGTGCGCGTTGTGCCGCAAGGTCGCGGCGATGCCGATGCCCCACGGCACCCGGCATGACACCTCCACCGCCCGCGCCCGGCGCCGTAGCTCGGTGCGGCCGAGCAGCAAGAGATATTGCATGCTCAAGGTGCCGCGGTCGGTGTTGAGATAGCTCGCCCGCCGCACGTCGCCTATGGGCATGACGTTGCTGCCGTCCGGCTCCGTCACGGTGTCCTGCGCGCTCACCGAGATTGTCGCGGCGTTCGCCTCAAGCTCGGGTTCGGCGAGCAGCGGCTGGATATCCGCCGCCAGCGTGCAGCGCACGATCTCGGTGCGTTTGCGATCCGCCGCCCAATCGAAATATGTCCGTTGTTTCAGCGCGGATACCGGGAAGTCTACTTTGTAATCGGTATATGCGTCGAAGTAATGATAGGCGGTGCCATAGCGCTGCATGAAAGCGTTGTTGGCATCGAGCGCCGGGTCGCCGGTATCTGCTGGCGCTTCCGGCGGGACGAGTTGCCGGTACTCAACGTGATAGTCATATCGCCGGAAGCTCTTGGGTGCATCCTCGATATAGGTGTTTGCTCCGACCTTCCACCCGCCGCTGATCTCTGCCAGCGGCTTCGGCCAATCGCTCATTAGCCCATCGCCAGTCAGCGACGAGATGACGCCCGAGCCCGACTTGCCGGTGATGCCATGAATACCGCGCGCATAAATATTCTTGTGCTGGTCGAAAATGCTTTGAATCCGCCACGTTAGGTCAATCTCGCCGATGCCGCCCTGGGTCCACGCCAGCGTACCCTCGATGTTTACCCGGTCGAGCGGCGGCTCGCCGTAGGACACGCCGAAATCGTCATAGAGGTGATCGGCCTCGCCAATGGTCAGCGTGCCGTCCTCGCCGGTAAGCTCGTCGCTGTGCGTCAGTTCGAGCGTAGTGCGGCCGATGTGCCAGCGAGTGCCGTAGCCGGTCAGCACCGCGTCCGGGTCCGAGAGATCGCCCGAGATCCATACCGGGTCGTAGTACGGCAGCACCTTTAGCGTCTCGGCGTAGTCGGCCTTGATCCCGTCGAAGTTGAGCGGCCTGGCAGCAAACAAGAGCCGCACCGTCTCGCCATCAACGCTCTCGGGCACCGCAGCGATGCGCCCGTAGAACAGGGGCACCAGCGCCGTGCCGTCATCCCAGCTCAGCCAGCACCATTGCTGCCGGCCCGCCGCCAGCAACCCCTCGCCGGGGTTGATGACTGTGATATTGAGTCCGGCAAAGTCTCCCTCGCTCTGCGATACGTTCAGCGAAGTGATGGCTTCGTCTTCGCGGTTGTGGACGAGCGGGTCGAAGGCTTCGCCTTCGTCCGCATACGCGAAGTAGAACGGCCCCGGCATTAAACTTCTTCGAGATCCAACGACCAATCGGTCATCGCGCCGTACTCGTCACGACTGACGCTGTACTGCACCACGCGCATTGATAGCTGCGGCCGATAGTAGGACCAGCTTCCGCTGGTGCGCGCCGAGCCGCTGACGACGGTGCGCCCCGCGGAGCCGCCGGCCGTCTTGTATCCAAGCTCGGCGATGCAATCCACCGTCAGCAGCATGCCCGGCCACACGCCGTCGAGCGCAGGCGTCTCGGTGTCGTTGCAACTGATCGTGCTCTTGTACTTGCGCATTTGCGTCGGGCTGAGATCGATCAGCGCGCCGTTGACGGTGCGCGCCATGACGGACGCGGCGCCGATAGGGTCGAGCGTCTGCGTCGCGCCGCGCGCGGTATAGCTGGCGATGCCCGGCCCGCTGATCTCCAGAACCGTGCCGTCTGCCATCAGTTGATCGCCGCCGCCAGCCTGCCGGCCGACAGCATGCCGGCGCGGCGAGCCTCGCGCGTGAGCCCGCCGACGATTTCCGCATCGCCGCGCAGCGCGAACGTGCCGCCGGGGAACGACAGGTTCACGGTGACGCCATCCGCGGTGCGCGCCGACACCATGCCGCCCGCAGCGAACCGCCGCACCAGCCCACCGCCTGCATAGCCGAATGGGTTTTGCAGGCTGTTCAGCGCCACCATAAACCGCGGCCCCCACTTGCTGACGGCGGCAGCGCGCATCACAAACTCGCCATTGCTCAACCGCGCCAGAATGCTGTCGCTGGTGCCGCTGCCGGGGCCGCGGATCATGCCGCCCGCGGCCTTGCTGGGCATGGCCGGGATGCTCGGGTCGCCGGCCGGCGCGCCGCCGGTTACGCTCCGAATGCCGGCACTGACTGCGGCGCCGAGTTGGTTGGCTTTCTCGATCATCCAATCAATCGCCGAGCCAAACCAGTCCATCATCCCCTTGAACATCTCCTGAGCGGTTGCCCCGAAATTGGCTTTTAGGTTCGTATTAAAAGTGTCCCAGCTCGATTGCAGATCCGCCAGCAGTTCCGGCCAGAATTTCTTGAAGCCCTCTCCCCATGCTGGCAGCGTTTTTTCCAGAAAATCGGCCAGGGCGTTGTTCCACGTAATTGCTGTCTGAGTTCGCCAATCCTCGCCGGCCGCCCTCAGTTCATCGAACCATGTGTTGACCCTGTCTTTCGCCGCTTTTAACTCCTCCTGTTTCGCGATCCTATCGGGGGAAACACCGCGCGCAGAAGCGTTGAGCTCATCAATCTTTTTTTGGATGTTGGCGATAAGCGCCGGCAGCACCTTGAGCGCCTCAGTAGCGCTTTCAAATTTGAGCGCTTTCGCCAGTTCGTTTAACTGAAGCGGATTAAAACTTTTCTGCTGCGCCAGGAAGGCTTTAGCCACTTCTAGCTGTTTCTTCAGCATGATGTCGCCCGTGCCCGTGACGTTTTTCATGCTGACGCCGAGCATCTCATAGGCTTTTGACAGATCCATCGTCAGCGGGCTGCTGCCGCGCAGTACGCTGACGCCCCCCTTCATCTGAGAGCCCATGTTCTTCGCGGCGTCGCCGGCAGCGTTCATACTGCCGCGCATGACGTTGATGCCGCCGGTCAACTCTTTGCCGGCCGTTTGCGCCGCAGCCGCCGCATCCGCGACGCCGGTCATAAACCTACTGGCGGCGTCTGCCGGCTGCCCCACGGCTTGCGCCACTTCCTGACCAGCCTGTACGGCAATCGGCTTCTGCCCGGTCTTTGCTGCTTCGTCGCCGATTTTCTTTATGCGTTCGGCCACGGCATCGAGTTGCTCGATGAGCGTGCTCATGGCCTTGAATACGGACGCGGCGAGAAACCCGCCGGCAAAGCTGCCGGTAACGCCGCCCATGACCATCGCAATGTTCTGCGCGCTCTTGCCGACATTATCGAACTGCGTCAGCAGCCGGCGCATGCTCTTGGTCGCCAGCACGTCCATCACGCTGCTGGTTTCTTTAGTCGTCCGGTTCAGAGCTTTCAGTTGCGCATCGAGCGCCGCAACGCGGTTCCCGGCAGCGATCATTGGCGCCGTAGAGACTTTATCACCAGCCTCCACGCTCGCCTTTGTGAAGTCGCGAAGTTCCTTTTGCGCGGCGCGAAATTGTTGCTTTAATAGTTCGAGGTCGGCGCGCGCCTTTCCGCTATCGACGCCAATGCTGATGCTTAGGTTATCGGGCATCGTCGCTCAATTCTTTGAGGGTTTCCTTGATCGCCTTGCCCTCGCCCTGCGCCCCGAGCGTCGCGATGTGGAGTTGCTCGGCGAGCTCGCGTCGCCTGCGGTGCTGCGCGATGGTGAGGAAGGCGCCGATCTGCCGCGGCGTGTAGCCCATCACTTCGCCGGGACTGTGGCCGCATGCGATGAGTTGCTCGGCGGCGGCGGCGTATTCGTAGCCGCTTCCTTGCCAGAGGGGAGCGCGTCGGCGCCGAGTAGGCGCGCGAGCTTTTCGACGAAAGGGTCGACACCGCCCGGCATCGTGAGCTCGCGTATGGCGATGAGGCACTCGGCGGCATCGTCAATTGACAGTACGTCGCCGATGGTTTCCGCCGCTTCCGGCTGGCTCGCAGATATCGCGATGATGGCGCCCACCGCATCCGGCGCCGCCTCGATCAGCGTGTCGACATCGAGCGCAGGCGCGCCGCCGGCCCACAACTTACGCAATTCCGGGAACCGCACCAGCAGATCGGCGATGTGCCGCAACCCGAGCCCGCGCAACTCCACGGTGCCGATGGAAAGCTCCACCTGCCGGGTCTGCGGTACGATATCGACCAGCGAAACCATTACGGTGTCGTCGCCTCACCCATCAGGGTCAGCATCAGGTTGTCGTAGGTAAATTCATCCATCACGATATTGAGCGACGCATTCTTTTCCGTCACGACTTCCAGGTCTTTCGCCCTGACGCCATACCGTGACGAGAAGTGCGCCAACGTCGTGATATCAGGCGTGAACTCGAATGTCGGTACATTGCCGATGTCGCGATAAGCAATATCGCCCTCAAGCTGGATCGAAACGACGCCCTTGCCGATGTAATACATATCGACCAGCGGCGAAACCGCCCCGGTGTCGGGATGGGTCAGCGTGCCGAACACACCAGTGTCGTCCACCAGCACCTCGCCGGTGAGCTGAAGCTGCCCCCATTCGTCCTGTATCATGCCGATGGCAGCGCCCGGTCTGAACATGACCTTGGTTAATTCCATCGTGATCTGCGGGCCGATATCATTGGCCCCGACAAACTTCACTTTTCCGATGATCTCCGATTTGGCGAAGATGTTGAACGTGCCGGCAGCCATAGCTGTACTCCCGCTAGGTTGGCTTATTTTCCTGCAGCAATTCGCCGATGGCGGCGCGGATCAGAGCGCGAGCGCGCGGCAGTTGCGCCGACGCCGGGCCGCGGAGAAAGCGCATCGCCTTGATGTGCGGTTGCCGCCGCTGGTAGGCGCGGATCGTGGCGCCGTCGCGCCGATAGGCCCGCACCTTGACCATGCCGCGGCGCTTCGTGCCGGGCCCGCCATATTCGAGCGCGCCGGCAATGGCGCCGTAATTCCGCCGCCCGTTGCGCAGCACCCGCACCCGCCCGCGTATCCAGGTCGGGCCTTCGTCGACATAGGCGTGGGTCTGCGCCCGCAATGTGCCGGTGCGCACCGGCTCGGCGGCTTCGACCTTGCGCAGAAGCTCGTTCGTCAGTTGCGTGATGACATCGCGCAACCGGGCGCGCAGCTCCTGCGGCAGTTGGTCGAGCCGCGCCAGGATGCGGCCGGTGTCGTTTTCCTCGATGCGGAACTCGATGCCGCCGCTCACGCGGCGATGTCCTCCAGCCGGAAGGCATATTGAAACGTCAGGGTGATATCGATCCGGTGCTCTTTGGCTTCCGGGTCTGGCGGCAGTACGA